GATAAATACATCAACACATTAAGGAATGTTACAGTTCTTTAATGTTTGCAACTCCCATTAACCGAGACCTATAGGGAGTATAAACACGTCTCTCATACCCACACTGGAGGGTGGTGTGGGAATAGTATAGTATCCAGTTCCCCCTGGAATTTTACTTACCCTTTAACGAAATGACTGCTACACTTTCACGTCAACAATCACAATCAAATATTTGGGAACAGTTTTGCAACTGGGTTACTTCAACCGATAACCGCATTTACGTCGGTTGGTTTGGTGTATTGATGATTCCAACTCTGCTTTCCGCAGCAATTTGTTTCATCATCGCATTCATCGGTGCTCCCCCTGTGGACATTGATGGTATCCGTGAACCTGTTGCTGGTTCTCTAATGTACGGAAACAACATCATCTCTGGTGCTGTTATCCCTTCGTCCAACGCAATTGGACTGCACTTTTACCCAATCTGGGAAGCTGCTTCTCTGGATGAGTGGCTATATAATGGCGGACCTTTCCAACTGGTCGTCTTCCACTTCTTGATTGGCATTTATGCTTACATGGGCCGCGAATGGGAACTTTCTTACCGACTCGGTATGCGTCCTTGGATTTGTGTCGCTTACTCTGCACCCGTTGCTGCTGCTTCTGCAGTTTTCCTGGTCTATCCCTTCGGTCAAGGATCCTTCTCTGATGCGATGCCTCTGGGGATTTCGGGAACTTTCAACTACATGCTTGTTTTCCAGGCAGAACACAACATTCTTATGCATCCTTTCCACATGTTGGGAGTTGCTGGTGTCTTCGGTGGTTCTCTGTTCTCTGCTATGCACGGATCTCTTGTCACCTCTTCTCTCGTTCGTGAGACGACAGAGAACGAGTCACAGAACTATGGATACAAGTTCGGACAAGAAGAAGAGACATACAACATCGTAGCCGCTCACGGTTACTTTGGTCGTCTGATCTTCCAATACGCTTCATTCAACAACTCACGTTCACTTCACTTCTTCCTGGCAGCATGGCCTGTCGTTGGAATCTGGTTCACCGCTCTTGGTGTTAGCACCATGGCCTTTAACCTCAACGGTTTCAACTTCAACCAGTCCATCATTGACTCTCAGGGTCGTGTACTGAACACCTGGGCTGATGTTCTGAATCGTGCTGGTCTTGGTATGGAGGTTATGCACGAGCGTAACGCTCACAACTTCCCTCTCGATTTGGCAACCGCTGAGAACACACCTGTTGCTCTCACCGCACCTGCAATCGGTTGAGTTAGTTAAAACTTAATCACTAGGGGTCTTAGGACCCCTTTTTATTTCGGAGGATATAAATGGTTTCATCTACTTTACAACAACCAATTACACAGAGAGGGTGGTTTGATGTTCTCGATGACTGGCTTAAGCGTGATCGGTTTGTTTTTGTCGGTTGGTCTGGCTTACTTTTATTTCCGACAGCTTATCTCGCTCTTGGCGGGTGGCTTACAGGGACCACCTTCGCAACTTCGTGGTACACCCATGGAATTGCGAGTTCATATCTGGAGGGGTGTAACTTTCTTACTGCTGCTGTATCTACTCCTGCTGATGCTCTCGGACATAGCCTTCTACTCCTTTGGGGTCCTGAAGCTCAGGGAGATTTCGTCCGTTGGATCCAACTTGGGGGACTCTGGACTTTCGTGGCACTTCACGGAGCCTTCAGTCTTATAGGATTCATGCTTCGTCAGTTTGAAATTGCACGTCTTGTAGGTATCCGTCCTTATAACGCAATCGCATTCTCTGGTCCTATCGCAGTATTCGTATCTGTGTTCCTGATGTATCCACTAGGACAATCCAGCTGGTTCTTTGCACCATCATTTGGTGTAGCAGCAATCTTCAGGTTCCTTCTATTCCTGCAGGGTTTCCACAACTGGACTCTCAACCCCTTCCACATGATGGGAGTTGCTGGTATCCTAGGTGGAGCACTACTCTGTGCAATTCATGGTGCTACTGTAGAAAATACTCTCTATGAAGATGGTGAACAAGCAAATACATTCAAAGGATTTGAACCCACACAAGAGGAAGAGACTTATTCGATGGTCACGGCCAATCGTTTCTGGTCTCAAATCTTTGGTATTGCTTTTAGCAATAAGCGTTGGCTTCATTTCTTTATGCTTTTTGTTCCCGTTATGGGCCTTTGGACATCTTCTATTGGGATTATTGGTCTTGCCCTTAATCTACGTGCTTACGACTTCGTAAGTCAGGAGATTCGTGCGGCAGAGGATCCAGAGTTTGAAACCTTCTACACGAAGAACATTCTTCTGAATGAAGGTCTTCGAGCTTGGATGGCTCCAGTAGATCAACCTCATGAGAACTTTGTGTTCCCTGAGGAAGTTCTTCCCAGAGGAAACGCTTTATGATATACTGGGAGGGGAGACCCTCCTTTTTTAATGATAAGTTCTGAGACACCATATAAACTTGCTGAGATCATTAGAGATACTTGGCCACAATTATATCCACTAAATAATTTTCAAAACTTAACAAATGTTATGAAGTTTACAGTTTATTCCAAAGACGGCTGCCCATATTGTACAAAAGTTCAACAGGTGTTAGAATTGGCCGAGTTACAGCATGTAATCTACAAATTGAATACTGATTTTACTAAAGAAGAATTTTATGCAGAATTTGGTGAGGGTTCTACATTCCCTCAAGTGATTGTAAATGATGAACATATTGGTGGTTGTACCGATACAGTTCAATATCTTAAGGAGCAAAACTTAGTTTAATGGAAACTAATTTTCACGAAGTTTATAACGATGTTGAAAAGGCAATTGATTATGCATTTCAGGGAAAATTTGTATTGAAATTTTATGATTACCTTAAGGTAAAAGGTGCTCGAAAGTTTGAAGTCGAAGAGTTTATTGAAAGTCCTACAGCTTCAAACATCAGTAATGTAGTAATGGATCTTGATGATTATCTTGAAGGAGGTGCTGATGAGATTCATAAACAACTTCGTGAAGCCTATGGTCACATCCCTAAACCAGAGGCACGAAAAATAAGAAACTATTTGTATGGCATCCTTGAAGATGCCTGGAAGTATAATCATGACAAAAGAAAGGGGAGACGCAAAAAGGAAACTAAATAACTCTGAACCCGAGATCAATCGGGGTGTGGAATTATTGTTAAGAAAACGGAGGAGGAAATCTGAAGAACCAAAGACATTCCAAATGAGATTTGGTAAAATGATTTCTCTCTTTCGACGAGAGATACACCTATTATTCGAATTTCATTTGGACATTCGGAAAAAGTAACTCTCGGAGAAAGCAAAATGTTAGCAGTAACACTCACCATCGGCACTCTTGTTTCAGTGATGTTCTTTTTTGTTGGTGGAGTAATAGGATGGATGGCCAAGCAACATTTTTATGAGAGCTCATATCCCTCTTATACCCATCCAGAAATGTTTGATCAAAATGGGAATATAATTCCTGACGAAATTTTAGCAGTGAGATTTGAAAATGACTACGAATACGACGACGAAGAAGACGACGAGTAGAACTAGTAAAACACCAGCAAAAACTACTTCTCAAACCAAAGAAACTAAGAAACTTCCTCCTAATCCTTTTATGAATGAGATTCTGGATCTCGTTCACGAACAAGAAACAGAAGAGGATAAAATTAAAATGCTTCAGCAGTATAAAAATGATGCTCTGAAGACTCTGTTGATTTGGAACTTTGATGAAAGTATTATTTCCCTTCTCCCTAGTGGTGAAGTTCCCTATCAACCAAACGAAAGTCCTCTGGGAGTAGATCATTCTTCTCTTCGTAGAGACTATAAGAATCTCTATAACTTTGTGAAAGGTGGTAACGATTCTCTTTCCAAGATTCGTAGAGAAGCAATTTTCATTCAGATTCTTGAATCTCTTCATCCAAATGAGGCTGAAGTTTTAATTCTTGTGAAGGATAAGAACCTAGAAGATAAATACGATATCTCATTCGATATTGTGCAAAAAGCATATCCTGATATTGTGTGGGGCAATCGTTCGTGAGTGTAGTTGCGGAGAGAAAAATGGCAGAATCTAAAAAAGAAAAATCAAGATATCTGCCTCATGAGTATGGATGTGAGATTCTCTTTGAAAGAGCAACGATGGTTCAAGCAAAAGATTCATCACTTCCAAATGATGCATATCTTATTTGGTATAATGTGGATGGTGAAACTTTCTTAGATGTAACTCGTTGCAGAAAGAGAGTCGATTTATTTGATTTCTATTATGATAAGTATGGTCCAGGATCAGTTGTTAAGATTGATTTTGGATACGGAAGAGTAAACCCAAAACTGTGGGGATATAAAGCACCAGAAAAAAAGAAAAAGAGATGAGTGAAGGATTTAGTGAAGAAAAGATTGAAGTAGCAATCAACAAAGATGAAGTAAGGAGTCTTCTTAAAAAATATAAGAAGATTAAAAAATACATGAGGTCTCCTCTGTTTACTGTCAAAAAATTAGATGGAACTGAGAAGATTGTCAGTGATCTTTTGAGGGACCCTGAGGATGGGTAAGCATTATCTTTTAAATCTTTATGGATGTTCTTTCGATCTTTTGAACGATGAAAAATATCTTATTGACTTATTAGAAAATGCTGCTGTTGCTAGTGGTGCTACTGTGGTTCAAACTATCTCTAAAAAGTTTGAACCACAGGGAGTCACTGTGATTTGTTTATTGTCTGA